TCAACGAGGGAATAGCTCGCTTGCAACCCCAATCCCGACGGCACCGGCGGCGGTGATACTCCCGGCAAGCTGTTTACCCGACTGATAGCGGTTCTTTATGCCATTGAGTCGGGACTGTTGCGCACTGACGCAGGCAAGGGAGGCGCGCTGGAGTTCAAGCTGGCCGTTGGTTTCACTAATTAACGTTTTGAGGCGGCGCTCTGATTCGGACAGCGTGCAGGTGTTGATGCACGCCTGTGACAGCTCAAGCCGCTGGCGAATATGCGCCATGTCATCAATGGCACGCCCAGACTCGCGGGCCATGCCAAGATATTTCGCGTTGGTCATTGTGGCCCCTGCGTTTGTCCGCCGCCGGTTTGCACGCCGCCGTGTTTATGGGTGTGAAGCGCGATGCCGTTTGAGGTCAGGCTCCCGCCGGAATGGCTGATATTTCCGCTCATCTTGCCGCCCTGCTTCACCTCCAGCGAGCCGGTGGTCAGCTTGTTGGTGCAAACAACTTCCGGCGTATCGAGCGTGATTTTTTCACTGGCTTTGACCGTGACATTTGGCGCGGTCACACTGACCGACGTTGACGCCACGACACTGGCCGTTTTAATGCCGGTGACAGAAAGCGCGCCGGTTTCCGGCTCGTACTCCATCACGGCACCGTCAGAAAACTGGACGTGATAAGCCTGCGCGGAGACAGACGGGGCGGGGAAATCGTCGCTGTAGATAGCGGGCAGTACAAAAGCAGTATCGAGCTCGCCGCCGAGCGACAGAATTAACACCTGCTCGCCCACTGAGGGAGCCCACCACGTGCGCGCAGCACCGGCGCGAGGCGTCAGCCAGTGCAGCCAGTCGGTCATCAGCTCGCCGGTCTGTACGCGACAAAGCGCCTGCTCGGTATCAATTTCAGACACCACGCCGATACGGATAAGGTCGCGCACCACGCGGGCCAGTTCAGAGAAGTTTTCGAGTGTATTCATGAGGGAAAGGATGCCGCCGGAGAGAACTACTATCAATGAATAGCCTTTTTATGATCCATCCCACAACATCTTAATCTCCGAAATAGGGAGTGCTTTATAATTTTTTCGGTTTGAATTAAACTTTCTAAGTTACACAACTAACTTTTGTAGTGGCTAATGTTGTAGTTATAAGACTTCTGTTTTATAGTGAAAAAAAATAGAACGCATGAAGCATCCTAAAATATCGCAGCATTTTGTTTTTCTTAAAATAAACCCCTTTAAATTTTTTATAAACCTTCATGCACAACCATGCACAACTTATCTTTTTATAAACATCGTTATTTGGAGTTTAAATACAGCAATGAATGAAAACAGATTCACCATTAAGGAAAAAAACGCACAATTTGACCTATTAGCCACTACTATCGCAGGCGCAAAAAGAACGAAAAGAGGTCTTATTATACCTATAGATGATAATGGGGGGATTTATCATATAACAGACATCTCCCCTCTAAACACACCTGAGCATAAACAATTTGGCGATGCATGGGTAGAATACAGGATAATATGCAATGGAAAAGATGTGGGGGATATAATTGGCTTGAAAAACACAGAAGATTACTTACTAAAAATAAGGGCGGATGCAATCCTTGATAACGTAAGAGCTATAAGGGTTTTTCAAAGAAGGTTTAATAACTCCGAAGACATGACAATTTCAAAATGGTATGCAAAGAATGATAGAGAAAACCTTTACATCGAAAATATATCCAAAGGGAATCGTGATAAATTAAATAAAGTTCCTGCAGGGACTGCTATGATCAGTCGGGCAAATGCTATCTGCATGGCAGTTGAAAAAGGGAATATCATAGTTGTCTCTGAAAGACTTATATATTCTCTTTATTTTTTCAATATATTTCTTTATGGCACAAGCTTGGGCTTTAATGAACAGGAGTGTTTTGAGGCATACTTGATTGCACTTAGGACTTATTACGGATATGAATCAATCGATTTTGATTTAGATCCTAGAGGAATATTTCCTACTCATGTGGAAAGCAGCCTTCAAGAACTTACAACCTTACAATATAATTTTATATTAGGGCATGAATATGCACACCATTTACTCGGACACCTTAAAGACAGCAAGCTCAAAGACGGGTATTTTTTTACTTCTGATAACACAAGAAAAACACCTCACTATAAATACAGGTTCAAAGAGGAGTACGATGCAGATTGGTACGCCCTGAAAAATATCAAGGGGAATAAAAATCTTAAAGATGATCTTGCAAATGCTGCATTTTGTTGTTTTTATTTCTTCTATGTTTTAGAGCAAGTTGGGGAGTATCTTGCCCCCCAAGGCAATGCTCAGGGTAAAACTCATCCGTATGCATTGGACCGATTGAAAAATTTAAGACGTCGCTTAAAGTCTTCTTATGGGTTAAATGGCGAGTATTTAAACAATACGAAAGGATACATTGACCAAATGACAAAGCATTTTTTGTCAGAGATATTACCTTACCATACTGATGAGTTCGAGCTATATGGCTCACATTACTTTGAAAGATTTAAAAGCATCATCCTTGAAGATAGGGTGGATTATTAAAACTCACCCTCTTAGCTTCTAGACACCAAATTTAAATGGCTGTACAGCACGGCCATTTAATAAAAAATACTCTGAATTGATTTAAATAACTTTCCACACGAACATCTGCACCCATCCCCCACATTAGTTAACATAGCTTCTGTTCAATTTTTGACTCAGCAATATATTTTTAAGCATGAGTTTTTAATTTATAGAACATCTACAAAATAAAACGAGAAAGGATCACGTCTTCAACAATCTGGCAGTCAGCGGCGCTAAATCCCAGCAGCGGACGCGCCTCATATTGCACTGGCTGGCTATGGCGGTTTGGCCTGTCTTTTAGCCCCTCTTGGTGGATGCGCGCAATACGCTGAACCTTGCCCGCAAACTCCACCGTCGCCGCCTCGGTCGAGCCTTTGGCCTTGAGGTAACGCGCGGTGCGCATCTTGGCGATCATTTCCCGCTTTACCCGCCCCTTTTTACCCTTGATGGGCTGGCGCTTTCGGCCCGCATACGGGGAGCCGTCAGGTGCCTGCTGGCGTTTGATGCGCTGCTGCTGGCTGGCGCGTAACCGCTTGGCAATCTCGGCGGCCATCTGGCGGCGGCTCGCCGGTGACAGGCTGGCAAGCAGCGCGGCCAGCTTGTCGTCAAAGGCTTTAAAATCACTCATCCCACTGGCTCACCAGCTCGCCGTTGATGTAAAGCTCCATCGGGCGGATCACCGGCTCAGGCTCCGGCGGCTCCCCGAGCTGGGTCACGTGCAACGCGCCGCCGCTCTCTTTCACCAGCGTGCGCTCGGTCAGGCTCAGCGAAATGCGCAGGTCGATGCTGTCATCGTTATTAATATCGGCCACGTAGGTGAATCCGTGCCTTTTGCCCGCGTCGGTGGTCATGATGTCGGGCTGATTTTCACGCAACCACGCGGTCACCGGCACCAACAGCATATTCATATCACCGGTGTAATCGGTAATAGTGACATCCAGCGAGTAACGATTCTCAAACGACAGCGACGCGGCCAGCGTCCCGTCAATCGCGCCGTTATCAATAAACAGGCGCAGCATGTCGGGGTTCTGGCGCAGCAGCGGCACGGACTTAAAGAGCGCTTTTTTAAGGCTGGCCGGTTTTAACATCGTGGTTCTCCTGACACTGTTTCACGGTTTCAACTTGCAGCGCACAGCTGACGAGCGCCCCCTCAAGCTGGCGAATATCGTCGCTCAGGTCGCCCGTTAGTTTTCGGCTGGCTGGCCGGTATCGGGCAACTGCTGACCCTCGGACAGCCAGCGTAAATAACCGTCGGGGGTGGCGAACTCGGGGCGGGCGTGCAGCCTTGCAACGTCATCAGGCAAAGCAGACTGATACCAATTGCGCAGGGTTTCATTTTCATTGAGTAGCCTCGTAATGGTCTGGTTTCGGCGCGTCACCAGAGCATGGGCGGCGACAATCTGCCCCCGTAAAACTACCTGTGCGTGCTCGTTGCGCTTGGCGCTGGCCGTCAACTCATCCAGCGCCTGACCGCTGTCTTTCAGGTCGCGTTTAAGCTGGCTGATGCTCTCATTGGCCGCCGCCAGACGGTGTCTTACCAACTGCAAGCCCGTCAGGGCAACGGCCAGCAGAAGCAGCGAGGCCAGCAGCAAAATCACCGTCACTCTCATGGCCGACTTAATGGCCTCTCGCATGCGCTTGTCGGTGACGACGTGGCCCAGACGCACCCGCTCACTGACCTGTGCGGGGTCAACGTCGGGAAAGAAAAACGTGTTAACAATTGCCGGGCTGGCGACCGATACGGGCGGGACAACCACCGTGTCGCTGTCCGCTGCTGCGGTCATAACAATGTCCATTTTGAAACCTCAATAGGTGGACGGTGGACGCAGGCGTCAGACAATGTAAAAACCTGCATCGGCCTGCGTGCCGTCCGGCGCGGGGCGCGTTCTGTTCACAACCGGAGAGTCATACCTTGCGCGGGCGTCCGCGCTTTGCCGGTGCTGCTTTTGGCTTGGCCTTGCGCGCGCTCGGGGCGGCTTTGGGCTTGGCCGGTGCGGCAACCGCTGCTTTCTCAGCAGTAGTTTAGCCGCTATGCGCTGGATTATATTGTCTTTGGCAACGGGTTTATGGAGCAGCGAAAGAGCCGCACTGGCCAATTGCTGAAACAGGAGACTTCACCTGCAAAATATACCCGTCGCGGTGTAGAGAACGGGCTTTATTGGTTTGTTGAAAACTACGCCACGCCCCACTCTTTCGCGGCGGATAGTATTTTTCACTTGCAGGAGCCGGACATTAATCAGGAGCTTTACGCCCTGCCTAAATACCTCAGTGCGTTAAACAGCGCGTGGCTCAATGAGTCCGCGACGCTGTACCGCCGCAAGTACTTTGAAAATGGCGCGCACGCGGGCTATGTGATGTACGTGACCGACCCCGCGCAGAATAAAGAGGATATTTCGGCACTGCGCGACATGATGAGCAAATCGAAGGGTGATGGAAATTTCAGGAATATTTTTTATCACGCGCCGAACGGCAAACCCGACGCAATTAAAATTATTCCGCTCAGTGAAGTGGCAACCAAGGATGATTTCTTTAACATCAAGAACGCGACCCGCGACGACCTGCTTAGTGTGCATCGCGTGCCGCCACAGATGATGGGGATTATCCCGAGCAATACCGGCGGATTTGGTGACGTTGAGAAAGCGGCAAAGGTGTTTGTACGTAACGAGCTGGTACCGCTACAGGAGCGGATGAAGGAATTAAACCAGTGGGCCGGTCAGGAGGTGATCCGCTTCAATGACTACGTTTTATAA